ATTTAATCGTGCAAAAAGTTTGTATGATGATATGATTAAAGATGGTATTGCAAAAGAGTCTGCTCGATTTGTTCTTCCTATTGCAACGCCTACAAAAATTTATATGACAGGCTCTGTAAGATCCTGGGTTCATTATATCAATCTTCGATCTGCTCATGGTACACAAAAAGAACATATGCTTATTGCTGAGCAATGTCGTTGTGTATTTGTTGATAAATTTCCAATCATTGCAGAAGCACTTGATTGGACATGTAATGATCAATCGGCAATCACAATCGAATAGGAGGATTTATGCCAACATATCCTGTAGTCAACAAAGTGACTGGTGAAAAACAAGAACTATTCATGCCTATGGCGGAATATGATAAGTGGAGAAAAGAAAATCCAGACTGGGATAAAGACTGGTCTGCTGGAACTGCTAGTGCTGTAAGCGGCATTGGTGATTTTCAAAACAAAACTGATGGTGGATGGAACGAAGTTCTTCATCGAGTATCCAAAGTTCCTGGATCTGTAGTCAAACCTTACAAGTAATTAAATGGCAAGAAAAAAGCAAATCTCTCAAGTTGGTATTGGTATGAGTGCCAAACAACTTCGTCGTAAGAAGCCCATCAATGATGATTTTCTTTTAGACATTGATCCGATGACGGATAACCAGAAGCGTCTATTCGCTTCTTATGGTGAAGGTAAAAACATCTTTGCTTATGGTGCCGCAGGTACTGGTAAGACATTTGTTACCCTTTACCTTACTCTTCGTGATGTGTTGGATCCTACCACACCTTATGAAAAACTTTACATTGTAAGGTCGTTGGTAGCAACAAGAGAGATTGGCTTTCTTCCTGGTGATCATGATGACAAGTCAGCACTTTATCAAATTCCTTATAAGAATATGGTAAAGTATATGTTTGAAATGCCCGATGATCCTTCCTTTGATATGCTCTATGCGAATCTAAAGGGACAAGAAACCATCAGCTTTTGGTCAACATCCTTCATCCGTGGTACGACATTTGACAATTCGATTCTTCTAATTGATGAATGTCAGAACTTGAATTTTCACGAACTTGATAGTATAATTACTAGAGTTGGCGAAAACTGTAAGATCATGTTCTGTGGTGATGCCACACAATCTGATTTGACTAAGACTTATGAACGCAATGGAATCCTTGATTTCACAAAGATTCTACATGCCATGCCTGAATTTGATTGTATTGAATTTGGTGTAGAGGATATTGTTCGTTCAGGTTTGGTTAAATCTTATATCGTTAATAAACTGAATTTGGGATTCTAATGTTTACTCATCTTGAAATTGACTTTCCAGAAATGGCAAGCCGCAGCATTGACGGAGTTCGGTATTATCCGACTCCAGAAGGTTCTTTATATCCATCTATTACCTCTGTAACCTCACACTATAATCGTCAGGTCTTTAAGGAGTGGCGTGAACGTGTGGGTGATGAGGAAGCAAATCGGATCACCAAGGAATCTACAACTAGGGGAACTAACTTTCACGAAATTTGTCAAGACTATCTTGAGAATAATCTGAAAGAAGATGTAAGTTATGATTCCCTAGCATACTATATGTTCCTTGCTGCCAAGCCCTATATAGATAGGATAAACAATATTCACGCAATCGAAAGATCGATGTATAGTGATGTGCTTGGCATCGCTGGACGAGTAGATTGCATTGCTGAATATGATGGAGAATTAGCAATCATTGACTTCAAGACCTCTAAAAGTATTAAACCAGAAGCCTGGATTCAGCAATACTTTGTTCAAGAGGTTGCTTATGCTTGCATGTATTATGAACTTAAACAAATTCCTGTTAAAAAACTTATCACCATTATGGTAACACCTGATGGTGAGGTTAAAGTCTTTGATAAAAGGAACAAAGGGGACTACATAGAACTTTTGATTCAGTATATCAAACAATTTGTTCACGATAAATTGGAATCAAATGGAAACACTAACTAACGTTCAAACGGCGCTGAACGATAAATTTTTAAGTCAGAGTAAATTTTCAAGTGAAATTGAAAGTATAGTTAGATCTGATAGATTAACTTACATTGAAGCAATCGTACAGTATTGTGAAGAAAACAATCTTGAAATTGAATCTGTGCCTAAACTTTTATCAAAACCATTAAAAGAAAGAATTAGATGTGAAGCAATTCAATTAAACTGTCTTCGTAAATCATCTAAAGCAAAACTTCCTTTATGAATGCTATTGACTGCTATAGAACATACCTAGCATTTAAAAATCATTTTTCTAAAAGTAAATTTGATTATTTTAAATATCACGGAAAAAGTAAAGCATCAGCAGAAGCATTTTATAAAAGAAATGATCGTTACTTTTTTGAAAAGATGTCTAGACAAAAAAGTGATGATGAGATAACAAATTATTTTCTTGCTAGTTTTATTGAGTGTGATGATTCTCAAAAAATATGGATCAGAGAAATCATCAATTGTGGTGATCAATATTATGATCGATGGAGTAAACGCATTCAAAGTTTAAGTTATAACTTTAAGCAAGAAATAGAGACACTGTTTTCTGAATTTAATTTCAAAGATGTGTTTGCATGTAAGATGGGTAATCACCCAATCTTGCTTAAACAGCACATTATAAATACAGTGTCTATTGAAACAATGGTTATTCTTGATCATGTTTTTAATTATGTTCAAAAATTTGATGCGAATCTGGTGGATCCCATTTGGGAAACTTATAGTATGAGGATCAAGAAGTATAAACCATTTATTAACATTGATGTAAAATCTTACAAAAAAATTTTGAAGGAGACACTAATCCATGACTGAACAACAACAACATCTCAAAACTTGTTATGAGAATTTGCAAAAAACAGTTGCTGAAATTCGTGAAATTGAGGCACAGCTCACTCAACGTAGAGATATGGCTACCAAGCTGTCTGGTATCATTGAATATCTGCAAGGCACAGGTGTTACACTTGAACAAAAAGATGCACCAGCTGAAACCCCACCTGAGGAAACTAAGGCATCTTCGATTCCAACAAAAACAGCTCGCTGATGCTTGACAAACGAACTAACATCTGTTAGAATCTATCCGTATATACATCCAACTTATCCGATTTATCCGTATGTCCTTTTTAGATCTTAAGAAACAATCCAAACTCGGCTCCCTCACTGCCAAATTGGTGAAGGAAGTCGAAAAACTTAACACAGTAAGCTCCTCTTCTGATGACCGTCTGTGGAAACCAGAAGTTGATAAAGCAGGTAATGGCTATGCAGTCATTCGTTTTCTTCCTGCTCCCGAGGGGGAAGAGCTTCCCTGGGTTAAGATCTATAACCACGCTTTCCAGGGAACTGGTGGTTGGTTGATTGATAATTGCCTCACCAGCATCAATGCAAAGTGCCCTGTTTGCGAAGCCAACAGCGAACTTTGGAACAGCGGTAGCGATGCAAACAAAGAAATCGCCCGTGGTCGTAAGCGTAAAATGTCTTACTACAGCAACATTTATGTTGTGAAAGATCCCTCCAATCCTCATAACGAGGGTAAAGTGTTTCTCTTTAAGTATGGTAAGAAAATCTTTGACAAGATTCAAGCAGCAATGCAACCTGAGTTTGAAGATGAATCCGCTATCAACCCCTTTGATTTTTGGGATGGGGCTGACTTCAAACTGAAGATCAAGAAGGTTGCAGGTTATTGGAACTATGATTCCAGTGAATTTGCCCTCCCCTCGCCACTGCTGAAGGATGACGAAGCACTAGAAGCAATCTGGAAGAAACAGTACTCTCTTGTAGAATTTGTTTCTGCTGATAAGTTCAAGTCTTATGAACAGTTGAAGACCCGTCTTGATACTGTTCTTGGCAAAATTCCTTCCCGCAAATCAGAAGTTGTTGATGAATCTTTTGAAGATGAGGATGATTATCGGGCACCTGCAGTTCCTGATAATCTCAAGAAAGAGCTGAATAGTTTTTCTTCTTCCGCCAGTGGTGAAGAGGATGATGCTCTCAGCTATTTCCAAAGTCTCGTAGACGAGTGATAATTAGAACCCCTCCTTCGGGAGGGGTTTTTTTACATCGGAGGAATGCACTGATCAGCAACTTTAATTGTAGTTGGGTCGATGTATGATGATGATGGTTTATATCTTAGAATGGTATTTGCATCAACCTCTATTGTCCTGATAAATTCTTGACGTATTAATACAATAGATCTTTTTTGATCATTTAAAAGTAACTCATATTCATAATTAGTTACGTCTCTAACTGGAACATGGTTTTTAATCACTGTATTGCCAGCAACGAATTCAGTATACTGAAAAGTAAAATCACTCTTGACTCTAATTCCTGCTTTTAAAATGACGTGCCCTAAAGAATTCTTTACCTCGGTAGTTTCATAGTGATGTATTTCTGACAACTGGGCTTCGGTATACTTTGTGAATAAAAATTTATTGAGATCTGATTGTGTCATGGGCCAATCCGTTCTTACATTCTGAATATTGTTTGCAAGAAAGATTACCCAATCATACTCAGGACTGCCATAAAAGTTTTGAGAAACATTATCTGGACGTTCATCACCTTGAATTTGATAATCTTCAAATGCTCCATAAATTTTTAAAAGATCAGCTGGTATGAAAGGTCTTCTAAAAAAATTCTTAATTGTACTGTAATCGTGTGAGAAATTTTTCTCTCCCTGTTGAACAGGATAAATTACATTGGGTAACCTTCTAAAATAAGCCATTAGAGTCCTACGTCGTCTTCGGGAATTCCACTAAAATCATTAGAAAGAAGTGGGGTTAGTTCAAGGAAAGACATTTGTAAAGTCGTTGCCACGGGATGAGAATCATTATACGATGCCCAACCAATACCATCTGGAGTATGGTTTGCTACAACTTGACCTAATGCACATAGTTTTGGTTTGGGCAAACTGGCGTTTTGTGATCCGTTAGATTTTTCATAACGAAGTACAAATACATTAGGTGATTGTAAAAGAGCAGCTCCATATTGAGGGATTGTTGGCAACATATTTATTTTCAAAAACCTTATAATCTTTCTAATTTGTGAGGCTTCATTTTCAGATCTGGGGGCTAGCTTCCACTGCATGTCAAATGTTCTTAATGAGGGTGCTCTGAAAAGCAATTCTGCATTTGGGTTTACTGCTGCACCAGTGGATCTGGTTAAAAGATCTCCAGCATTAACTGGAGTGCTTGATACTTTACTTACAAGTTGAGCAGTTAAATCTGCTTTAAAAGCTTCAGCAGCACCAGGGGAATTAGCCGTATATGATAATAATGCTTCAAATCCATATTTTCCTAATGCGGCAGCTGCCATTTGTTCACCACCAACTCCCATTGCATTTGCCATAGCAGCAGTGCCACCAAGAATACCTTCATTATACACCCCAGAAATTGCTGCAGCCAGGCTTGCCCCCATCATACTCATCTTGGATACACCCCACTCTGCCTTTGCACCGTCAGTAATTGACATTGGCATTGGAAGAACAATCTCACCAATAAATTCCATGTAAGTTGGAATTGATGCATTGAAAGATGCTAACCCCTTTTTAACAATTGATGGTGAAATGAATAGTGATTTATCAATTCCACCAGCATTTAGTAAACCTTTATTTGGTGGAGTATATTGAAGAGCACCAATTCTAATGTAATCTTGTGGCGTTGCTCCCTTTGTATTAGTTTTACCAACGTTTAAGTCTGATGGGAAGACATAGATCTTACCCTTTGTTGTGGGTGGTTTGGGAATATTTTTTGGCGTTAAATTATCTAAAGCTGTATTCTGTGCTATTGTTGCTGCAACATCTGATGGAAGAGCACCACCTGTGGGATCAATTACACCTAAACTTTTAACGTCTTGATTATACTGTTTAGTATACAATGCTTCGGGAGAAAGACCAGATACAGTTGGAGCAGTTCCTGGTGCTCCAGTATTGTTAGCTTTTAAAATTTTATTAATATTGGTATTCCATTGTGATTGATTAGCTTGATATAATGTATTAGCTTGATTGTAACTTAGAAGACTATTATTTGTAGTGTCGTAAACCGACATAATTTTTCCTTTTTCTGGACCGTCACTAGCTACTTGTACAAGATATTGATTTCCACCAGTTGAAATGGTAGTTGTAACTTTTTCATTTTTTTGTGGTACTGACATTACTTGTTACCTGCCCATACTTTGCTTGGTGAAACTCTTTGCCCTCGTTTATCAACAAAAGATTCAACAATAAATGGATTACCTGATAACCCAGCTATATCATCATCAGGAACTCTTGCAATACTACTCATGCCAGTTACAATATAAGTATGTAAACAAACATCTGGCACACTATTTAAACTATTTAGCCAACTTTTAGCGATGTCCCCACGATAGGCTGGATTTAAATAATGAACATTAGCACCTAATACTGTTCCATCACCTTTAACTTCTAAAATTTGTGCAAAGGGATATCTGTCCCAGTATGGATATCTATTTGGATACTTTGCTGAGTATGAAAAGAAATAAAACTTTCCAACTTCTAACCCAAATGTATCTGATAAATCTGTAGAGTCTTCTTGTGGCTGATTTCTCAAAGCTTCAAACATGGCATTTCGATACCAATCTTGAGATACGAACCTACCTTTAAATTCTTTTATCTTTCTTGCCATGATCTCATCAGAAGCCTTGAGTCTACCACTCATATTCCTAATTCCTCTTCAGTTAGAACTTTAAATTCCATAAGTCTATCCGCACAATATTCTTTTGCTGCTTTCCACTTGGCTTGATTCTTCACATACTCATAATTTTCTTGCACCCATTTCTTTGTTTTTCTTTTTGGATTTTGATTTGGTGGTTGCGTGTATTTTTTTGGTTTGATTTCAAATAAGTATGTTCTTACCTCACCAGTTTGTTCTCTAAGTTTAACCCAGAAGTCAACAAAGTATCTGTGACGACAATTGTCTAGTGGAGATATGTATGGTATAACTACTTCCTCACTATTCCACTCAAGAATATTTGTATTCAAATCACAGTACTTCATGAATTTTAATTCCCAGAGAGACCGATAGATAATATTCGTTGGGTTTCCTTTGTACTTCTTATAATTTTGGGGAGTAAATTTCCCTTGATAATACATATACATAGTATAAAATACTAAAAGTATTTAGAAATGTCCTCAAACCAAAAGCTTTATTATCCAATTGATAGTGTAAAAAATACTTTCTCTAAAGTGGCAATGACATCCTTTTATAAGGTGGCATTTCCTATTTCGGGCGGACTGACTGGTTGGTTAAAGAATACTGGGCTTTATATTACACAAAATAGCGATGGTTTAGATCCGATTGAAAGCATTGAACTACTATGTTCCGCAGCAATTCTTCCTGGAACAAACTTAAAGATGACTGAGGTGATGGGAAATCGTCAAGGAGTTCTTGAGAAGTATCCAATATTCAAACAATATCCAGAACTATCTTTAACATTTTACGTTGATTCTAATCACCAAGTTATTAAATTTTTTGAAGAGTGGACAAATTATATTACACCACTATACTCTACCAAAGGTGGTGAAATCCCTGTTACTAATAAAGGACTTCTAGCAAGTGAAGCTAAAAATGAAAATGATTATTTTAGAATGAGGTATCCAAATAATTATACTCAAACAATTTACATTACTAAATTTGAAAGAGATTTAAATACAGTAAAACTAACTGGAACAAAAAACAACGCATATAAACTTCAAAATTCATCAACCTTAACTTACGAATTTGTTAAAGCATATCCAAGTAATATTGTAGCATCTGCTGTTGCTTATGAAGGAACTTCAGTTTTAAGTTATACTGTGACCTTTGTTTATAGTAGATATTTTGTTAATACTTCACAACCAGAATTTGGAACTACAATCACACTTCCAGATTTAAAGACATTTAATTTTTCACCTCCTAATCTTGGTGAAACTACATCAAGTACAACTCCACCATTAAACATTGGAGGAGTTGATCAAGTCATAGGAAACACCGCAGGTTTTGATGCTAACATAGCCTGATAAATAATTTTACTGAAGTTACTTTAGGACATTATGCCTTTACCACAACCGACTGCGCCACAGTATGAGCTTACACTACCTTCTAACGGAAAGACTATAACATATAGACCATTTCTTGTGAAGGAAGAAAAGATTCTAATCATGGCAGTAGAGTCAAAAGATATTAAGCAAATTTCTAATTCAATTAAACAAGTTCTTAATGCTTGTATTGTTACTAAGGGAGTTAAAATAGACTCTCTTCCAATCTTTGATATTGAATATTTGTTTTTAAACATCAGAGGAAAATCGATTGGAGAATCAATTGATCTGGTAATTACTTGTGGAGATGATCAAGCTACTCAAGTTCCAATCACAATGTTTGTTGATGAAATTAAAGTAGAAGTTCCAAGTGATCATACTGATACGGTTGATTTGGAGAATGGATACTTTATTAAAATGAAGTATCCGTCGTTAATCCAATTTATTGAAGAAAATTTTGAGTTTAGTAAGAAGAGTTCTAGTGATATTGATCGTGCTTTCAAATTAATTTCATCCTGCATTGATTCTGTTTATAATTTGGAGACTGCATGGGCAGCGTCTGATTGTACTGAAAAGGAATTGATTGATTACATTGAGAAGTTAACACCTCAACAGTATAAAAAAGTAGACAACTTTTTTAAGACCATGCCAAAACTTTCCTACAAAACAAAAGTTACTAACCCTGTAACTGGTGTAGAAAATGATGTAGTTTTGGAGGGTCTTTCTGATTTTTTCAACTAGCCCTAGCACATGAAGATCTTGAGACTTACTATCGAATTAATTTCTCTTTGATGCAGCACCATAAATACTCTTTGACCGAGATTGAAAATATGATTCCTTGGGAGAGAGAAATATACTTAGAATTGCTGAAGCAACACATTGAGGAATTAAACGAAAAGGCAAGACAAAATGGCAGGAACTAAAACGATAAATTTATCTAAATTTTTCAGACAAGATTCTGCTGTGCCTTCTGGTGTTGGGGTTAGAGAAACTATGGGGATTAATCCTCAAGCTCAAGTTACTATGAGCGGAGGTAATTTAGCTTCTATTTTAAAAATCATACAAACAAATACTGAAATAACAAAGGAGCAGCAGGAATTTATAAGGGTTGAAGATCGGAATGATAATTTACTGCAAAGTGCAGTTAACAATCTACAAAAAAATATTTTTGGATTGCAATCAAGTTTATTAAAATTGAGAGGACAGTTTGAAAGAGATCTTCTAGCAAGACAGCGAGCAGCACAAAAAGAAAACCGTGCTGCATTTGCTGGACGAGCAGAAGAATCAAAAGCCATGGGTATGGCTACTGCTCAGCAAAACTTAATGGATTATGAATCTTCTGCATATGAAATGGCAGATGAACCCTCAGGTAATAGTTCTGGATCTAGAGGTGTTGCAGCTGCTCTTGCTGGATTTACTGGAGCGGTGCTTGGAGCACTTGGAATGAAAGATGGTAGTGAAGAAGATGGGGGAGATCCAAATTATACTCCTCCAGCTGCAAAAACTTATACACTACCGCAACTAAAAGAACTAGCATTGAGTGCTGGATTTAAGGGTGATAAGGCAGATGAAGCCGCTGCACTTGCTTATGCGGAATCTACTGGAAATACTCAAGCACATAATGATAGTTACAAGATAGGTGGTAAAGATAACTCTTATGGATTGTGGCAAATCAACATGATTGATATACCAGGATATATGCTTGGTAAACAACGAAGAAAGCAATTTGGATTGAAATCTAATGAAGAATTGTGGGATCCTCAAGTTAATGCTAAAGTTGCATTCGCATTATCTGGGGGATCTAATTGGAAGGCTTGGGGTGCTTATGGTAATGAAACATATAAAGATGCATTGGAAAAAATTAAAAAACTTCCAGATCAAACTAGTCAAAAACCATCGGCAAAACCTGGAGCAACGTCTCCTCAAGCTAGTGCATCTGCAGAACCAGCATCTTCAACTGTAGCAGCAGCAACACCATCTGCAGATACAGATCCAATGGAGACAAGTTCAGTATCTGCTGTTCCAAGTGCAGCTGGAGACAAAACAGCACAGGCACTAACTCCACCTGCGGGTGCTGCTTCAGGCGGCGCTCCAATTGTAGTACCAATTAATAACCAACAACAACCTGTAGCACAAACACAAGTATCTGCTGGGGATGCTATCCCTGGTGGATTGACTGCAAACTTAAACAACATCTATCCTTTTATTGCTAAAGCTGTGTTAGGTATTATGTAAGATGGCTGACTTAAAGGTAGATACGCTATCAAAAAATTCATTAACATATTTGGACAACTTGGTATTGGATTTGACTAAGACATCAAATTCAATGATAAAATCTTTAACCTTATCTAAACAATTGACTGATAAGGAAGCTTTACAATCTTTAGTTACGCAATATTATACTCGCCAAAAACAAAAAGAAGTTTCAACACAACCAACAGCACTAATTAGAGAACAACCACAGTATCAACTTGCAGCACCCCCATCAGGAAATGAAGACTCTGTAATTGCTAACCAGATACGTGACGAACAGGACAAAGCAGTTGCTGCAATTACTGCAGCTGTAGCAGGAGCTGCAGTCCTTGGAGAGTCTATGCTACCTGGGGATGTAGTTGATGGTGGAAAATATGCTGAAAAAGATCTTCGTATTGGACCAACTGGAGATACTGACGGACAACAAACTGGTTTGAACATGCATCTTCCAGGGGGGATTGGAGCACCAATCTATGCACCCATAGATTTGATTTATGTGAATCGAGGTACAGATGGAATGCCCTCAGTTGGATTGCAGGGAAATTCAGATGCTAGGGGACCTTCTGGAAGTGGTTTTGGTTATTATGTTGCTTATCGATTTATGAAGGATGGAAAACAATATGAAGTTTTGATGGCACACTTGGCTAGTATGGGTTATAAGGGAAGTAAAGAAAATGACCCCATACCTAAAGGAACTTTACTTGGTTATCAAGGTGCTTCTGGTAGAAGCGATCCGCGTGATGGTTCTAACAAACCTTATCCACACATTTCACTTCATGTTAATGGCATTGGATTTCGTGCTAGTAATTCTGTTCTTGTATGGTTTGCTAATCTTCTTGGTGGTGCAACATCAACAGCAGCACCTGCAACAAAGAAAACCAATGTGCCACAACAAATTTCTTCAATGCCTAATCCTGGAAGACAAGTTGTTGCAGTTGTAAATAATCAATCATCACAAGATTCCATTCAACCATCACAAGAAGTTGCATCGAATACCAGTCTAAATAAAAATTATAGTAATCCCCTACACGTTTTGTATAATCACACTACCTTTGGTGTTGGATAATGTCAGCAGAGAATAATTATACAGTACAAGAATTTAACATTGTTCCCTTCACAGGTAATGTTAATGTTGACTTGTCTATAAACTCTCTAGCATCATTTGAATATTATGAAGATATTCTATCTCCAACAGTAACTGCAAAGGCTTCGTTTGCAATTGTAGATGTTAAGGGTTTACCTCAGGGATTTGAAATATACGGTGGAGAGAAGGTTAATATTGCAATTGATGTTTCAGGTTCTACAAAAAAATTATATTTGAATGATGATAAGAGTAGATTGTTTGTTAGAAGTGCAACAGTAGATAAGAGATCTAACTTGGGAATGTATACTATTGAAATGGTAAGTCGAGAAATGATAACCAATGAAACAGCTAGACTTGTAAATCGATTCGATGGAAAGGTAAGTGATAGTGCAAAACTTATTTTTGCTAAACTTAAATCACAAAAAAGTTTAAACGTAGAAGACAGTGTGAATAAGTATTCCTTCATTGGGAATACTAAGAGACCATTTGATTTATTGCTGTGGTTATGTCCAAAGGCAGTCCCCACGGGAACAAAGGGATTTGGAACTGCAGGGTATCTATTTTTTGAAACACAAGACGGCTATAACTTTAGAAGTATTGATAAGTTAATCACTCAAGCAAGTTCCTTTACTTATGAAAAAACTGAGGCAGTAGATCCTTATAGTAATAAGAATAAATTTAGAATACTCTCGGCTACCGTAGCAAAGAACAATGATATCTTAACATCATTGAGAATGGGAATGTATGCAAACAAAAGTTTGTTCTATAACTTATATACTAATGAAATAAATTTCACTGAGTACAAATTATCTACTAAATATGCTAGCATTTCAAAATCTGCAAGCACCAGTTCATACCCAAAACTTCCAGAGGGAATTGAAAATTCTTTTTCAAGATTATTAACTCGTACACTTGACGTTGGAAATTTAACTGATGCTGGAAAAATAGAAGGCAACGAAAACCTTCCTAAATATCAATCAGAAGCTGCTGTAAGATACAATTTATTATTTTCACAAATTTTAAATGTTGTTATACCATGCAATTTAGATTTGAGAGCGGGACAAGTCATCACATGCAACATAGCTGAGTCAACAGCGGGGTCTAAAAACAAAACATTTGAGTCACAACAAAGTGGTAACTATATGATTGCAAATCTGTGCCATAGATTTCAAGGAAATCAAGGCTATACTATGTTAAGTTTAGTACGTGACTCTTACGAACTTAAAACAGGATACAATTGATGGAAAACATTAACCAACATATTGAATATAATAAGGCTAAGCTGGAAGATCCATTAACTTCCAGCCAGAGCAGAAGACATTATGAAGAGGAATTAGAAAATCTACAACTTTATCATGAGCGTCATCCAGAAGATACTCATGATCCTACCTCATTAGAATTGTTTTGTGACAGTCATCCAGATGCTGTTGAATGTAAAATTTACGAAGACTAATGTTATTAGATCAATCCTCCAGTCAACTATTAAAAACACATTTCATTGGACGAGACGGGTTCGTTTGGTGGGTGGGACAGATTGCCTCTAGAGAAACAAGTAAGTGGGATAAGGCAGATTTAAAAAATAAACAAGCGGGAAAAGAACTCTATTATAATAGAGTAAAGGTAAGAATCTTTGGATATCACCCACTAAATGATACTGAATTGCCCGATGATAAATTGCCATGGGCACATATTTTAGTTCCACCTGGGGAATCAAATGGTGTAGGTAAAGTTGGAAAGGCACATGGTTATCAAGGTGGTGAGACTGTTATCGGTTTCTTTTTAGATGGTGATGATGGACAACAACCAGTTATTTTCGGCAGTTTATATAAGTCTTCAGAAATAAAAACATACGGACCTAATTCAAAACTACAACCTTGGGATCCTTATCAACCAGCATCTCATAACTCACTACCACCAACACAATCTGGTGGACAAAATGTTGGAACAGGTAAAGGTTCACCAGATACTCCAGGAATACCTTCTAAAGGTAACTCTTCTGGAATAGAAAACGTTGCATCTGAAAAAGAAGAACAGCACACTGGTGCAATGAAAAGTTTTGCAGATGGTCTCTGCAATAAGACAGTTCAACCAACGCTGTGTAACAAAAATAGATTTGCTAAAATTACTGCAGCAATAGAATCGTTATTAAAAAAACTTAAGAACTATCAGAATATAGCTAACACATATTATAAAGAAAAGATAAAAAATAAGATTACAGATTTCTCAGGAGAAATATCAAAGGTTTCGGCAATAGTTGCTGGTGATATATCATCGTACATTAAACAAGGAATGATGTTCTTGTTTGAAGAGATTAGTAAAATATTAGGTCTATCATTTGGAGGATTGTATCCAAAAACAAAGCAGTCTGAGATAGCAAAAACAATAGACACTATTCTAGAAGCAATCTACGCCATCTTTAAGCAAATAGGATTGTCTCTTCCAGATCTTGTATCTGATGCACTTACTAATTTTGTTGGTAATGCAGTTGCAGCTACTGCATGTGCAGTTCAAAATTTTCTTGGTCAACTTCTTTCAAAAATTCTAGCAACAATTAATGAAACAATTCTTCCACTACTAGATAAAATTAATAGCTTAGTGCAGGGTGCGTTGGGATCTGCAGCAAATTTATTAGAGCAATCTTTAAATTTGATTGGAGTCATCAGCCAACTTTTAAATTATGCTAAACCTGAAAAATTCTGCCCAAAACCAACCACGTTTTCAATGTGTGGTGGTATTGATTTTGGATCTGTTGTTTCGGATATGAAGGGTTTGGTAAACGGTGTTGGTGACGTAGGAAAACTTGTGGGTAAACTTGGTTCTGATATGAAAGATATTGGTAATCTTAAGCTAGACTTAAATTCATGTAATCCTAAGAAGGAAGTTTGTGGACCTCCAAAATTTGTAATCACTGGAGGTGGTGGAGAAGGAGCAGCTGCTACGCCAATCGTAAATGGTTTAGGTAAAGTTATTGGTGCAATACTTAATAATCCAGGATCAAACTATACTTCTGCACCAAATGTTTCAATTATTGATCCATGTGGATTTGGCAATGGAGCACAAGCTATTGCAATCATGGAGCAGATTCCACCCAACTCGAAGTTTACTCCAGGGTCGCCAAAAAATGATGGAAAACAAGTAGAAAAAATTATTATCTTGGATCCTGGTAGTGGTTATTTAAACTCAACACAAATTCAAGAGTATGGCAATGGTGATACAAAAGATAATAATGTAGCAACTACAGGTGATAAAAAATCTTATGTTGGTATTGTTACTAATGTTGAAATTCTTAATCCTGGATATGGATATGATAATAATACTGTAGTTACAGTTGGAGAATGTGCGACTTCGTTTAAGTTAGGACCTGATGGGGAATTTACCAAGGTTACTGTGGAAGCTGGTTGTAACGTAGATGATCTTCCAGATGTAACTATAAATAGTGAAAACGGAGCTGCTGCACAGCTTGTTCCAGTTCTTTCCTTCGTTGAAGTTGGAGTTACTACTACTACATCAGGAATTTCAACAGGTGTACTCAAGGTGATTGACTGCGTATGACATTAGGACATCCACTAATATATGACAGGTATAGAATAGATTCTGGAGGTAAACTACCAGAGTTTGGTACGGTAGATTACTCCATGATAACTCAGAATGGAGATGGATATGCCTACTTGCCAAATGGCAATCATCTTGTGTCATGTAAAGGAACTTCACATGAATCTGTAGGTCTTGATTTAAAAGGTAGTGGAGCAAAAAATTCTGCTTATCAACCAGCAAAATGGATTAGAGCGGATAGTGGAGATATTGTTTTTGAGGCACCCCAAGGAACAATATATTTGAATGCCAAAAATATTGTTCTTGTTTCTAATGCAGCAGATCCTGATGGAAATATTTTTCTAAGTTCGTGCAATGATGTTTACATTAAATCAACAGATAGCGTTACTATTGCAGGTACTAATGTTACAGTCAATGGATCAAAGACTGCAACGTTGGTTGGAAAAAGCACCACAAATATAGCAGCTAATTTTGTTGCAATTGCAGACACAACAGACGTTATAAGTTCAATATCATCTCTAGATATTAGAGTCCTTGATCTATTAAAACTATTAGCGAGTATTTGATATGAGTAATACACCAGGCTGGGCAGTAAGTCGTTTGTATGTTGGGCATTGTGATCCAACATTCATTCCTAAAAATCCAATTCTCCCCTCAGGTACAACAATTTTAAACGGGCCTGTTGTGGTTGGTGGGCAAGCTGATGGCACACTTTTATTACCATTTCAAAAACTTGGATTAATTAATATTATTACTCCTGCGGTAACAACAACATCGTCAGTACCAATTCCAACTGGAATGACACCAGTAACAACATCTGCAATTAGAATCAGTGCTTTAGGTGATGGTGCTGTTCCTTATCCTGGAACTGGAATTGCAGCAAATGCTTTGGGACATGTTATTAGTTCTAAAGTTCCTATTCCTCCAACTGCTCCTGTAGGAATTAATTTACTAAGCGCAGACGTTGTTACTATAGCATCCCCATCATTAGCAATTACTGCTAATGAAATTCTTTTAGGAACTTATACATCAGCAGGTGCTAGAAATAAAGTTGGTGCAGAAACTCAAACAGGTGCAAAGGCAGAGACTGGTGCTAAAGCAGATACAGGTGCAAGAGCTGAGACTGGAGCAGCAGCACAAAATGCAACTTTAAACGTTGCAGCAACAATTACTAGTCCTACAATCACTAGAATTGATGTAGCACTAGCAAGTAAGAAAACTTTTGATATTCCACATCCAAATAAAGAGGGGTGGAGATTACGTCATGCATGTGTAGAAGCTCCCTCTGCTGATGTATACATAAGAGGTAAACTTAAGGATGCTTATACTATTGAACTTCCAGAATTCTGGAAAGAATTTATTGATTATGATAGCATCACAGTTTCAATTACACCAATTCAAACACAACAAAATATTGTGGTTGAAAAAATAGAAGACAATAAAGTTTATCTTCAATCAATATCACCAGTTCATTGTTACTATCATATATTTGCAGAACGTGCAGATGGTGAAAAATTAATTCCAGAATATCAAGGTCAAACTCCAGCAGACTATCCTGGAAATAATGATGAATGTTCTATTGCTGGATATCACTACGACATTAAACCGAACTAACTTTATTAATTATGGCTACACCGTCAGAAAATATTGCATCAAAACTTAACTTAGCTAAGACTCAAGCTGAGGAGCAAGTTGATTTCATGATTCAAAGAATTCTTGTTCTTGATAGTGAGAAAGAAGATCTCGATGAATCAATTAATAAAATTGATCTTTCGATTCAACAACAAATTGATAATGTAAATACTCAGATTCAAAATGTTGTTGCAACATATCAAGCAAGAATTGATAGTGGATGTAGAACACTGAAGAATTGGGTGCAAACTGGAATTGCTACAGTTGGTGTAACTGAGTATCCAGTTTACACATGCGTAGCTATAGATCCAGACCTACAACAAATTAAACCATTACATAAAATTAAATATTATGATGAACCAGCTACAAAAGATATTTTAGATTCTACAATCGGTTCTTTCATTGGAACTTGTGGTATTGGATCAACTCACATTACTGTTATGAGTATTGCAGGATCTGGTACAACACAAGGTATGCAAGTTGGTCAAACAATTACTTGTGATCAATCGGGAGTGTTTGCTTCACCAACTACTATTATAGGATTTACTACTTCTGTTGCAAATTTATTTCCTGTGGGAATCGGCACATCTGGTGATATTGAAGTTGTTGATGTAATCATAACATCAAATTCTACTGGTGCTGCAGTCGCTGCAGCATCTGCAGTTGAATTTGATGTATTGGGATTTGCAACTTCATTCAACATTCCACCTGTAAAAATGACAGATTCTCCATTTGTACCTCAGACAATTGGTATTATGTATACAAGTATTGTAGGTACTGGAACTTATATTGAGTATACAAATTCATCTTCATCACCAACAACACAAAGTTGGAATCCATTTTTAAATGGATTAAAAATAAAAAAGGCAATAATTTCTGAACCTGTAGTTGGTGCTGGCATAACCTTATATAATATTGGTAGTACTCAAATGCCAACAATATTTGGAGCTGAAGCTAATCCTGGAGTCTCGACTACTTTTCTTTCTCTCGGAATTGGAACTATGTATACCCCATTGCCATCATGTAATGCAACAGTAGAAACAAATAATACAAATGCATTAAATACACTAACAACTTTAGAAACTGGATTAACCGTTGGTAGTAATAATATAACACAAAGAATTCAAGTTTCAAATGCATTAAGAGTTCTGAGAAACAAATATAATTCACAGATATGGGGTATGAGGCAAGTATTATCTGAATTATATAAGGAAGAAAATCAATTTAATGAGGCATCTGCTTACATAAATTCAACTGCTGTGAAGGCGATCATTGATGCTTGACAAGTTTGTTTAAATGTTTTATAATACTCTTGTCCGTGTGAAGGGGTGCGTGGGGGGAGCAATCCCCCCTCCTCAAATCTTACTTGTATCTTATGAGACCAGAAACTAGACGAGCAATGGAAATGCTTTTCACTGCTAAGTGGAACTTGCCAAAGGCAGCAGAACATGCTAGACTTACTAACAAGGAAATGAAAATTACTTTCAACGAGTATTGCAATTTCCATCCTCCAGTTTACGGGGTTGACATCCAAGAGGCAGTCTGATAGACTACTCTTGTTCATGGGGCGGTGGTGGAATCGGTAGACACACCAGACTTAAAATCTGTTGGGCATTGCCCGTGGGGGTTCAAGTCCCCCTCGCCCTACCTAAACCAAAATTG